TGGTATGACCAAAGCGGAAACAGCAACGACGCGACGCAGACGACCACAAGCGCACAGCCAAAAATCGTTTCAAGCGGTGCGGTTATAACGGAGAACGGGAAACCAACATTACTTTCAACGGTAGGAGGTCAACATTTAGTCAAACAGACATTCAGTCAAACGACAATGGAGGCATTTTTGACAACAAAAGTCAGCAGTGCATTTAGTTACAGCGCAGGCATTTGTGGTAGCGATTCAGCATACGCATTAGTAGCTCAAGAAAATAACACGTCAACTATTATAAATCAGAATTCAGGCACGGTATCGTATCGTTTGGATAGTGCATCTTGGAGTCCATCAAATCGAGATGCTGTCTACACAGCATTAGAGGATAACCAAAGATTAGTTGGCATCTCTTTTAACGCTACTTCCTGGTCAGATTTGTACCTTGGTTACACTGGGACTTCTGCTTTGAATATGTTTTCTTTCCAAGAGGTTATTCTGTATCCATCCGACCAATCTAGCAACCGCGCGAACATCGAGAGCAACATCGCAACCTTCTACGACATAACATTATGAACGGCTATATAATCGTACTCCCCGAAGGAACGCTAACAAGCGAACACCGAGCCAAAGCCATAACGCGCGAACTCTACAACATCACCGCGCCGTTGGTTACGCAAGAACCCTATCAAAAGGACGGGACGGTATTCGAAGTCATCGAACACCCTGACGGCATCCAATTCGCTTTGCAGGTGGATACGGAATACAACATCCCGGTAAGCCCTATGGCGACGCTTGAGAAGCTCATCACCCTAATGCTCGAATTGAGCGAGGTTGAAATACGACAGCTTTCGAGCTATGTACTTAATGCGCAATCATTCCCGTTTGGGGCAATCATTCCTAGCACGACGACGGTACGAACACAGGAGTACATGGAGGAAAACGGATGGTTTCCGGATCAACCTGAAATTGATTAACTTGCACCCATGAAGGTTACAATTCAAAAGGCGTGCAAGCTACGCGGTAAGAATTGGAAGAAAGGCGCAACGCCGTCAGTGACTTCCGACTTTGCTGCAGAACTAAAAGCAAAGGGATACCTCGACGCCCCAAAGAAAAAGAACGACTTAGAAAATAACGATTTAACAGAAGAATAAAATGGCCATTTTTAACGGTACAGAATTGGGTGTATATATCGGCGGCACGCTGATCGCAGCGGCAACAGATTGCTCGCTATCCCTGAACATGGAAACGATCGACATCACCACAAAAGACAGCGCGGGATTTCGTGAGCTTCTTGGCGGTGTCAAATCAGGATCAATGAGCGTGAGCGGTTTGATTGATTACAACGATGCTTCAAATGATGACGTTTCCGATTTGTTTACAGCGTTGGACAATCGCACGGCTTTGACTTTGAAGTTTGCAAAAGCCAACCCAGTTGTAGGCGAGGACTTTAATTATAGCGCCAGCGGATTTATCACCAGCCTTGAGCAGTCAGGCGGCACAGAGGACACAGCTACCTACAGCGCGTCGTTTGAGTTGAGCGGTGCAATTACACAGACTGCTGAATGATCGAAGTAAACGGCACAGAGTACCCGGTGCGGTACAGCATGAAGGCGCTGAAGAAATTCGAGCGTAAAACAAAAGTCAACGTGTTCAGCCTATCCGATCCGTCGAAGCTAAGCGCAGACGCCTGCGCCTACCTTTGCTTTGTCGGCGTTGAATGTGGATGCAGCTTTGAAGGTCAAGACTTTGAAATGGACCTGATGACGTTTGAGGACCACATAACGCTGGAGCACGTCACCCAGTGCTTTGATGCACTCGGCGAATACAGCAGCGAAAAAAAAGCATAGACGGCACAGATAAGCCGATTGGCTGGCCTGATATTATTCGGATGGGGATGGGCATTTTACGCCTGTCCCCTTCTGCGTTTTGGTCGATGACATTCGGCGAGGTAAGCCTTGCACTCGACGCCAACAGAGAGAGCGAAGAGATACGCGAGCGGATGGAGTGGGAGCGCACGCGGTGGCTTGGTTCTATGATCATGCAACCCCACCTAAAAAAAGGGCGTAAATTGCAGCCTAAGGACCTGATGCAATTCCCATGGGAGAAATTAAAGGCCAAGGCCGGTAAGCTTAACAAGGAAGAACTCAGGCAACGAATTATAGAAAGAGATCAATGGCAAAGCTGAACGATTTAATCGTAACCATAGGAGCGCAGACAAAGCAATTCGATAAGGCGCTAGGTGCATCGATGCGAAAGATGCAGACCTTTGGCAAAAACACAAAGAAGCTCGGCAAATCTATGACGATGGGGCTGACTGCACCGATCGCGGCGCTTGGCTTCACAGCGGTGAAAGCATTCGACCAGCAGGCCAAAGCGATTGCACAGGTTGAGGCGGGTTTGAAGTCTACCGGTAACAGCGTTGGATATACTTCGAAGCAGTTGCAGCAGATGGCCAGCGACCTGCAAACGAAAACCATATTCGGGGATGAAGAGATATTAAAGGATGCAACTTCGCAGCTGCTGACCTTCACGAATATTGCCGGCGATCAGTTTGCACGAACGCAGTCGGTTGCTTTGGATCTTGCCACGCGTTTAGATGGCGACTTAAAAAGCGCATCCATTCAATTGGGCAAAGCGTTAAACGATCCGATTGCAAACCTGAGCGCCTTAAGCCGTTCGGGTATCCAGTTCAGCGAAGACCAAAAGCAGGTTATTAAAAGCCTAACCGAAAGCGGGCGACTAGCCGAGGCGCAGACCGTTATACTTGACGAGTTAGAGAAGCAATATGGCGGATCAGCAGAGGCAGCAGCGAAGGCGGGAACGGGTGGACTCAAACAACTAGCCAATTCGTTTGGTGATTTGCAAGAGGAGTTTGGTAAGATTATAATGGACTTTTTGCCGCCGGTCATTGACGGCCTAAAGAATATGCTGGCCACCTTCCAAAACCTCAGCCCGGAAGTTAAGAGGTTCATGGTAATCGGTGCAGGTATCGCGGCGGCGCTTGGCCCGCTGCTGGTTATACTGCCTTCATTAATATCCGGCTTCATGGCTTTGCTCTCTCCTGTTGGTTTGGTCATTGCTGCCGTCGTCGGTTTGGGCATCGCGATTGTAACCTTTGCCGATGAGATAGCGCCGTATATAACCGACGTGATTAATTACTTTATAACGCTCTACAATGAATCGAGCCTTTTGCGTGGCATCATTGGCGGCATTAAAGGCACGGTGCAAGTTGTATTCGATTTCTTCCTGTTAGCGGTGGATTCTGTCATTGGCGCATTTCAAGACCTGGGCGCAATCATTAGCGCGGTTCTCAGCGGTGACCTGTCAAACATAGGCGACGCCATTAGCAACGCATTCAGCAACGCGGCGGATCGAATGGCTACGTTTGGTGAGAAGGCGGCGGAGGACTTTACAGATGCAGTTAACACAGAGTTGGCACGCGAGCCGCTGGAGTTGGTCACAAAAGAAACAGTAGCCAACGCGTTGAGTACGTTGGGGGGCTTAACCAATTTAATACCGTCAGCCATTAGCGGCGGCGGCGCAGGCGGTGCAGATACAGGGTTGCAACCATTAGCCGTCAAAGGTGGAACAGCAGGAGCGCCAAGCCCGCAACTTGTAACGGAAAGCAGCACAGCCGTCAGTGAGTTAGCGGAAAACCTAAAGGCAGGCCGCAAGGAATTGAGTATGATGGTGGATATGGGGCCAGCAGTTGAGGGCGCTTTTGCGGGTATAGGTATGGCGATCGGTGGACTGATTGCGGGCACGGTGCAAATGAGCGATATATTTTCGCAGGCGGTTCTTGGATTAGCTAGCCTGTTAATTGATCTCGGCCAGCAATTTATAGCCGCAGGTATTGCGGCCAGTACTTTCTTTGTATCGCTTACCACCAACCCACTGGCAGCCGTGGCCGCTGGCGTTGCATTGGTTGCAGCGGGTGCAGTGATTAAAGGACTGAGCACACGGATGCAAGGCAGCCCGCCAGCACTGGCAAAGGGTGGCCTGGCCTTTGGCCCTACGATGGCAATGGTCGGAGATAACCAAAACGCAAGCGTCGACCCTGAGGTAATCGCGCCGCTGAGTAAACTACAGAGCATGATGGGAGGCCAAGCCGTACAGGTGACCGGCAAGATCTCAGGCCGCGATATACTTTTAACGAGTGAAATGAGCAGCATAGACCGAAACCGAGTAAGGGGATACTAATGGCAACAATCAGATTTTTCGGAGAGTTTCGCGATGATCTTGGCACAGATTGGCGTATCAACTTGCACGATACTGCTTATAATGGAACGGCCACGGAGATAACACTAGGCGCGGAGGGTTTCCAACTGCGATACACAGGCGACAGCGAAAACCGTTTTCAACCTGTCATAGGTTCATCGGTGACGTTTACAATTATGAACGAAGGCGGCACGTTTGAAACGTTTCTAAATACTGTTTTTCCAGCTGCTGAGGAAGGGCGTATGCAGGTCGAGATACGCAAAGACCCTGATGGATTGGATACACTATACTGGGCTGGAATTATTGCAGCCGAGCAGATAGAACAAGAAGACGCACCAGCGCCAAATCTTGTAAATATTCGAGCCACGGACGACATAGCAAACTTAAAAGATGTTTTGTACGACCATTTAACGCAATCATCTCAGCCTTTGCGTGCAATGGTTATGCAGATATTTAACCAAATGCGCACGACCAGTTTATGGAGCGCGTCCGATGCTTTTTTTAGATACGTGAACGATGTTGAAATGGAAGATTACACCGGATCGGATTGGTTCAAAGATGTAAACGTTACGAATTTAATAGTTACAGAAGACAATGAAATATATGACGGCGTGCGGGGGCATAACAGTTTCGAAATACTTGAAAGCCTTGCACTGTCTTTAAATTCCCGGGTATTCCAATCGAATGGATATTGGTGGTTCTTGCCTGTCAATTGTCATCTGCGCGCAAGCAATGGAGTTGATTGGACGGTAGACGTAAAGCAAGTAAACTTAGCTAATGCAAATGTGACACTAACAACGGGCGAAGTGGCAGAGCTTGCCACGGGTTACGTTTCTGAGATTGACGCTAATTTTAACAAAATGGCGGGCGGTACGATTTCAAATTTACCACCATTTAAAAGCGTCAGAAGAACGCGCCGATATGATGGCAACGATTATATTTTCAGCGATTATACGACAGGCATAACGACGGGCGATAATGTTGTTTTTGCAGATACAGACCGCACTTATATTCAGGATTTACAATTTAGCCTAGGCGGAAGCTGTCAAATTTTGCTACCTGCACAGAGTTTTGAAAACAACCCGTTCAACAATGCCGTCGTACAGGTGCAAATGACAATCCAATGCGGGACACTGTATTACACGAATGCGGGATGGACTGCAACGCCGGGAGAACGCACGCAGGGAATTGCAAACTTTCAACGCGGCGAAGGTATTGACGCGGCTCTAACGTGGGGCGTTACAACTGACGAGCTACCAAGCCAGCAGGTTGGACTTGATATTACAATTCAAATCAGAATTATTCAAGTGGGTGTAGACGTCACAAGCGATTACACAGCGACGGGAATAATGATTTTAATCAGTCATTTGAATCTTCAGGACGACCAAGGACTTTTAGGTGATGGCCTTTTATACGAAGCCGAAACGAGTTTAAATAATACAATGGTTAGCGACCAAGGCGAAGCGCTACACGGTGACCCACAGGCGACAATTGCAGGGCTTAATTTTATAACCAACTACGGAGCTTTCACAATTGCAGGGGTTGATAATGAATATATCAGCAGCCAAACAACTACGGCAGTGCCGTTGCATCGTCTAGGGGTTGAAGAGGCTATTGCAGGCAGTCAGTTACCGATACCAATAAAGCGCGGGCAAATTTACGGGCGATTGTTCGAGATGTGGCAAACGATAAAGGAAGGCACGGAATACTTTGCACCGTTTTGCTTTGATGTAGTAATGAACGCACGACAGAGCAATGTGCAGCGGTGGCAATTGTCATTTGACGCGACAAACATAACCAGCAACGAATTGATTTTGCAGAATGATAACGACACGTTACAGACTTCAATGCTGGCCACAAATATTGTTGAAGGTATCGGCACAGTTTCGGAGCAGGTGCGGCAATTGCGTGCGGGTGAATTGAGCAGTTACAACGAAGTTCGTACGATTTCAAACCGTAACGGCTCGAACAATTATGTACTACAGAACGACACACATATATTCAATAGCTGGATAGGTGGCAACGGCAGCGGCAACCTGTATTTACCACTGGTGGCCAACAGCGAAGGGCGTACGATTCAATTTCATAGTGATGCGACAATTGCAGCCAATAAATTTGTTAAACTGCTGCCTAATGTTACAGATACAAGCGCAACAATAGACGGCGCAGCGAGTTACAACTTCGACCGTGCTTATGATGGCATCACTATCTTGTGCCACAATTCGAATTGGTATATCATACAGAAAAAGGAAAAGTGATGGAATGGGAATTTGTGGCAATGGTTTTGCCGGTCGTGGCGGGTTTGGTTGGTGTATGGGTAAACCTTAACAGCACGGTGGCGAGGCTCAAAAGCCGGGTGATCCAACTTGAAATCGACAGCAACGAGATAAAGAGCGACATGAAAGAACTACTGGCGTCCGTCCACAAAATTGAGTTGATGCTTGCAAAGCTGCAAAAATGATTTGGCTTATCTTGGCAACGGTATTGGTAAACGCAACGTACAAGGCGCGCGAATATGGCCGTGCTAATGTTGCTGATATAATTATTTTCGTCGCAGCCTGTTGGATAATATGGAATTGAGATATTTCAGATACGAGGAATTCGATTGCAAGTGCAAGAAATGCCGCGCAAATTCTGAGGGCCTCGGTATCGACATAATGGACCACGATTTTTTAATGATGCTGGACGACGCACGCCACAAAGCTGGCGTAGCTTTTCGGATTAGCTCAGGCGTGAGATGCAGCGCACACAATAGGGCGAGCGGAGGAAAAAAGGACAGCGCGCACCTTGACGGGTTGGCGGTTGATATAGTTTGCACAGACAGCAGGACGCGCGGTTACATACTTGGCGCGTTATATGAGGCTGGATTTAATCGCATCGGAGTGCATCGGGATTTCCTGCACGTCGATGACCATCCCGCAAAAGATGCGGACGTAGTTTGGTTATATGATTAACACGATACGCCCACGGGTTACACCCCAGCAAAAGAAAGCGCTGGACTTCCTGCGCAACAAAGAGCGGCGCTCAATTGTCATAGGGGATTTGCATTGTCCATTTGAGAAGGAAGGATATTTTGAGTTTTGCCTTGAGACCTACGATAAGTACGCGTGCAATCAAGTTATATTCATAGGCGATTTAATCGACTCGCACGCAACTAGTAGGCATGAGACCGACCCGGACGGGGAAAGCGCACGGACGGAGCTAGAGCGCGCAATTGAAGACCTGCAAAAATGGCGCATAGCTTTCCCGGTGGCCGATTGCATTATAGGAAATCATGACAGGGTTGTAATGCGCAGGGCATTCAGTTCATCCATTCCAAGCGTTTGGATTAAGTCGTTTAATGAAGTGTTGGGCACGTCATGGAACTGGACAGAGCGCGTAGAGTACGACGGCGTGCAATTCGTGCATGGTGAAGGCGGCACAGCACGCACAAAGGCAAAGAACGACCTACAAAGCACGGTTCAAGGTCATATTCACACACAGGCTTACGTCGAGCATTTTTGCGGCAACAGGAGCCGCATTTGGGCTATGCAGGTGGGTTGTGGCCTCGACCGTGAAACGTACGCGGCTGCATACGCCAAGCACTACAAAAAGCAGGCGATAGGATGCGGCGTAGTAATCGGAGGGCACACGGCAATCAATTGTTTAATGCCGCTTTGATTGTTTGCCTTAAATTTGATCCATGTTAGAACTTGCAAAAATGTACTGGTCGGAGATTGCACTGGCGATTTTGACCGCAGCGGGCACAGTTACCGCACTTACCGAAACTGAAAAGGACGACAAAATTGTAGACGTATTAAAGCGGATCATTAACGCGATCGTTCTAGGACGTACAAAGCGGCGAAATAAGTCGTAGATTTGTCACGGTGCAGGTTTGATGATTACCCTGCACTTTGTTTTTTGTATTCAAAGAGCCTCCAAACGTGGGGGCTTTTTTTGTGCCTGTAAAATAATTACGAAAGTTCTTGCGGGTACGAATAATGTTTCGTAGTATTGCCTCATGAACAACGCACAAAACAACAACACAATGAGCAACCTACCGAAAGAAATTACTTTATTGCAAGGTGAATGGACTGTAGAAGGACAATTAGCCGCACGTAAAAGAGCATTAACAAATTGCCGGAGCGAGCGCGCTATAAATGAACACGATTCGAGTCTTTTAAATGCTTGGGTAAAAGAGCACATACAAACCATTGAAAAGTTAGAAGCCTTAAAATAAACCCAACGCCCCGGCTTCGGTCGGGGCTTTATTTTTTTACCATGTGGAGAGAAGGCTACGATTACCCAGCAGACGACGAAGACGAAGGCCGCGACTACTACGAAGAGGCCGACGAACAACACGACAAACACCAAGACGACAAACTATGAAAAAACCTATTTGCGTGCGCTCCAGCGTACAAGTAACAGCCCCGCAGTCATTCAACCAATGGCAGCAAGACCTTGCCGAGGAACGTGAGTTCCTGCGCCTGATTGACAAAATGAAGATGCACCTTAAGCAAAATCGTGAACGATGAATATCGAAACAATACAAGTCAGCTCCTGCCGTGGGGCGTTTGATCGCGAGACGCGAATGGTGTACCTCATCGAATGGCTGGAACACGTTCGGCCCGATGTGATGATCAACGACTACAATAAGAAGCAACTGCCTGCGATCATGCCGCACGGTGTATTTTACAGCCGCAGACAGGACACAATACAAAAGCACAGCGGACTAGTGCAGATAGACATAGATTGCAAGCACCAAGGCGCTCAGTTTAACGCTGAGAACGTGGTGCGCGATATGGAGGCCGCGCCTTATGTGGTGGCTGGTGGCATTAGCTGCATGGGAGAGGGCGTTTATATGCTGGTTGCAGTTGACGGCATAAACGAAACCAACCACCGGGAGAAAGCGAGCCGCGTCATGGATCTAATTGAGGAACAATTTAACGTGGTGGTAGATGTGCCCGTATCAAATAACCTCAGCAGCCTGCGATTTGCATCCGGCTACGCTCCTTTTGTCAATTACGACGTTACACCATTAAACTTTGATCATGAATAACACAGACGAATTAAGGGCGCTATCTGCTAAGTACGATATGCACCCGGATCACTTCCACAAAGACCCGCGCGGCTTCGTCATTATGACGCGCAGAGGCGTTGAACACTTGCAGGCTAAAATAAAGGCCGAGGTTCGCTTTTCTACCGTGCCCGAATGGTCTGACACCAAAGAAGGAAAATACTGCGTTAAAGCGTACGCAAAATGCGAAATAGGCAAGGTTGAGACGTTTGGCGAGGCTAGCAAGTCAAACAACCGCAACGCGTACCCGATTGCTATGGCGGAAAAACGCGCTTTATCGCGTGCCATTTTGAAGCTCGCAGGCTTCTACACTGCTGGCGTTTATGGCGAAGACGAAATAGACGAATGAACCTTGACGATTTCTTTGACGATGTCGAAGCCGATCAGGCCGCACACGTGGAAGACGTGAAGGATTATGCTTTACACCTGCTTAGCACGTCCACAATGAAGGACGACGATGACGGGCTAGAGGACGAAATTATAGACACAAACCCAACGCCGAACCGCTGGCGTGAGATATTCGAGCGGCTAAAATTAAACCAGTTGCGTGCAATTGATTTGCCCAACTGCTCACAAACAGAATTCACTAAATCTTATAAAAAACATGGAATTGATAATTGAGGGAGTTATTAAACGCGTTTGTAAACCGATGGAATTCGAAAGCGGATTTCGCAAATGCGAAGTACACGTAGAAATAGAGGACGGAAAATACCCGCAAACGTTAGCGCTGGAGTTTCTCAAAAACGACGTGGATGAAGCCGTTGCATTGCCTGAAGGCAAGAAAATAAAAGCAAGGTGTAACGTACGCGGCAGCGAATGGCAAAAGGACGACACGCAGCCAGTGCGCGTGTTTATGAGCCTTGTGCCGTGGAAGTACGAGATAGTAGAAGGCGATCCAGCACCAACCCAACAACCTGCACCCGATGGCCAAAACTTCCCATTTTGAGCGGCTTTATTACTGCGTCAAAGTACCTGCATATAACAGCAGCGTGAAATTTGAAAACTATGGCAGCGCTATCAAATACATCGACGACCTTGAAAGCAAGGGGATCCGCTACGAAATCAAAACCGAATACCATGAATCTCAGACAGTTTATAAAGCGACATTACACAACCATTGAGCGCTGCGCCGTGGAGCTAGACGTGAGCCGGCGAACGATTGAAAATTATTGCTTTCGTAACCCTTCCGGCATATTGAAGCACAGCGGGCAAATCATACAGCTGGATGAGGTCGAGCCGCTGCAATTATTTGATGCGGTAGCCGAAACAATAGAGCAGATCAATGAAAACAGAAACCCAAACAACCAAAACAATGTTTAACCTTTCACAACGTTCTGAGGAGAACACAAACACCCAACGCACCGTCGTAATGCTGAGCAGCGAGTACGGCATGTTTAAACACATTTCCGGCAACCGCGACTTATCGGAAAGCAACATACAGGCAATAATGAATCAATTGCGCGAACGCGGCCAGCAGCAACCCATTATAATTAATGAACGCAATGAAGTAATTGACGGACAACACCGTTTGGAAGCGTGCAAGCGGTTGAAAATGCCGATTCAGTACATTAAGCGACGTGGGGCAAATCTTGACGATGTTATTAGCACCAACATTGTTGGCAGAAAATGGGCGGTTAATGACTATATAAATCGGTTTGTGGCAGAAGGAAATGATGATTATGTACAACTGCAAAAGTTTATAGAGCACTGCAGTCTTTCAGGCTTTGCGCCAAGCGTTGCCATTCGGATTGCTGAGGGCGGGTTATCAAACAAAGTTTATTACATGTGCGACGATGGGGTAGTAAGAAGATCCGGAGGAGCGGTTTTTACAAGTGAGAAGAAATATAAAAAGCTGTATTCAGTTGGCGATGCGGTCAAACTGGGAAAATTTAAAATGCAAGATCCTGAAAGAGCACGCGAACGATTACGTGTAATTTGCATGTTTCAAGAATTTAGTTTTTACACGAAAATGAGCTTCGTTACGGCCATAATGCAATGCATGCGCATTGACGGCATAGATTTTGAGAGGTTGTTGGAGAGCGCGCGTAAATACCCACGTAAATGGCATAATGAAGCAAGCTTGGAAAACTTCGTGCATATGTTTGAGGACGTCTACAACTGGCGGCGTAAAAACAAGCTGCCGATTGTAAACAACCCACAGCGACGTTAATGAAGCGTACAGGCATATGGATACCGCTAGAGATTTGGACCCTGGACCTTGCGCCCATGGATCGCGTTCTATTGGCTGAGGTGGCCAGCTTCGCGGAAAATGGAAAAGCGTGTTTTATGACAAACGCCAAATTGGCCGAGGCGCTCGGCATCAGCGAAGACCGTACCCGGAAGATTATTTACAGACTGATCCAAAGCGGCCACCTCAAAAGGGGGGTGGTCGCAAACGGACAGGGTGGGTGCAAACGGACTTTAGGGTGGGCGCAAACGGACAGGGGGGTGGGTGCTAACGGACAGGGGGGTGGGTGCAAACGGACACGTACAAAAGAACTTACAAAACAAATTACTAAAACACTACAA